AAATCAGATTGATAGCATATACTTGCCTAAAGAAGTTATTAAAAGAGTAAACCAAAAGAAGATTAACACTATCTTATCAGAACAGATTTACGAGCCAGAACAAGAAGCTTTAGACACTCAAGACGCTACTATGGGATTAGAGAAAGAGTTAAAAGAAGATGGCAACCAAAGATTCATTAAGCCAAGCGAAGTGAGCAGTAAAACTTGGAAAGAAATGTTAAAAGACTTTGAATTTGAAATAGAAATTGATATAACTGGCGAAAATAAAGATAAAAGTGGAGCACTAGCAACATTAGGAACAGCCTTGCAAGTAATAGCAGGAATGGGAGGGCAACCAATGCCACCAGAAATGAAGTTAGTATTTAACAAGATTCTATCATTATCAGGAGAAATATCTCCTTTAGAGATAAATCAAGTACCAACACAACAAGCACCACAGGCTCAACCAACTGCACAGCCACAACCTGTAGCACCAGTTGCACAGCCTGCATAATTAATTAATAGTCGGTGGAAAAAGCACCGTTAATAAACTTATGGAAGAACAAAATGCAAGGTATAATGAAGCAGAGTTAGCTCTTATAAGGGAAACCTTTAAAGATAACCTAGCTTTATTAAAGGCTATAAGAAAATCATTCTTACAGTTATCAATGACAGAGAAAGAGGAAATAGCTTTAAGGACAACTATCAAAGGTGAAATCCTAGAGTTTATTAAAAAATCATTCTTACCTGTAATTACAGGAGATGAACCTCTAAACCAAGTAGTAGACCTAATGATGACGATTGACGTAGTGAATAAGACACCACAAGAAGCTAAGGCTCACTTAGACAGTAGGCACCTATTAATCGCTTATATGAAGCAACAGTTAGCAGAGTTAAGTGGTAATAAGAAAGAAAATATTATAGAGTTCAGTAAACTATCAGAAAGCAACGAGAATCCACATGTAGAATTTGCTAACTTAGTAGCAAGAAACACTATCATCTTATTAGTAGAGAATCAGATTAGAGACTTAAACAGCCTAGCTAACCAGAAAGAACCGACAGATGAAGAGAAAGAGGAAGCAATTAAAAAGGATAGCACTAAATAATTAAATAATTGGTCAAGCTTTCAGACCTAAAATGAATTCTATGGAAAATATCAACGAGTCTGAGGAGACTTTAAATACTGAGGAAGAGGAAACTTCTACAAATGACGAACAGCAAGAAGAACTAACAGATGATGAGTTAACTAGAACTCAAACACTTGCTGATAACCAAAAGATTAGAGCTGAAAAGGCTGAAAAGAAATTAAAAGCCTTAGAAGCTAAGGAAACTTCTAAAGAAGATTCTAAAGACAAGCGATATTCTCTAGCAGAAATAGAGGATATAACAGCATTAACAAGTATTCCGAAAGAAGATAGAGAGGAAGTTTTAGAATATGCCGAGAGAAAGGGCATTAAACCATCTGAAGCTTTAAACTCACCATTAATAAAGACTTATCTTAGTCAACAGAAAGAAACTAGAAAAACATCTGATGCCTCCAATACAGGAGGAAGCAGACGTAGTACTAGCAAGAAATCTGATGAAGATATTATCAAAGACTTTGAGAAAGGAGTTGTTGATGATTCTGACAAAGGAATAGCAAGACTTGTTAAGGCACAAATGCAGGCTAAACAAGCCAAAAAAAGGACTTAAAAGTAGTGGTGGAGATATTTTTAGGGAGACGGTGGAATATTAACTAACCTAAAAATAAAAGTATGGCAAATACAATTGGTACTAGCACTTTATCGGAAGTATGGAGAATAAAGTATTTTAAATCTACACTAGAAATGTACTTAAGAAATGCTTTAGTTGCTGAAAAGGTTTTTAAGGTAGACAGAGGAGACGGACGTTATATCTCTAATCCTTATTTAACTGAAGCAACAGCAGCAATCGCAGCAATCGCAGGAACTTACGCAGTTTCTACAATGACAACTACTGATGAGAAGCTAACAGTTAGCGAACAGGTAACTTACGGAACTCACCTTTACGAGTTTGAACAAACTTTATCAAGAGTAGACCTTTATACTTCTTTTGTAGAAGAACTTTCTACAGCAGTAGCTACTAAGGCTGACCAGTATGTTCTAAACAAGGTTTTAGACGGAGCAGGAGAAAGTTATGATACTCCATCAGGAGGATTCGCTACAGCAGCAAACATTAACGAATGTATCGCTAATTTAACAGCTAAAGTAGCAGGATACAAAGAAAGTTATAGTAACGGAATGTTCTTAGTAATCGAGAACACAGACCTTCCAGGATTCATCCAAGCTGGTATGAGTAATGGATTTAACTTCGCAGATGCAACATTGAATAATGGATTCGCTGGTGTATATGGTGGAGTTGAAATCTATGTAATCAGAACTGGAACTTTTGTAACAGCTACATTAGGAACACTATCTGCAACTAATTCAGGACACAGACTATTTGGTATTAAAAACACAGCAGTTTATGCAGCACCTCGTGGAGTACAAATGGATGAAAAGAAAGTAACACTTAAAACAGGTAGAGAAATTGCAGTTTGGGCTAATATCGGAGCAGCAGTATGGACTCCTAAAGCAGACCTATTAGTAGACGTAACTTTAACAGATTAATTAACCTAACCTTTATGGAGAGTATTTGTGGAGCATAGCTATTTAGCTTCTCCACCGACTAGCAATGATACTTTGCTCTACTAAACTCTCCATAAAACCTAAACCTATGGGAAACAAATATAAGGCTAAGGAGGTTGAAGAAGTTAAAGAACCTACTAAAGCTAAACTAAGCGAGTTCCTTGAAGCTTATAAAAAACAAAATCCCAGAAAATTCAAGATTAAATGGGATAGAGGAGAACTAAAAGGCTATTAACTAATAACTAATAAAATGACTAAATTAAAAAAACTCGTAGCACAACGCAATATTGCTATGATTATCTTTTGCATAGTTGCTGTTTTAGGTGTTGGTTTAGTAGCTATGGCTTATAACAATCAAGCTAATACTGTAATGGAGAACGTAAACATAGAAACTTATAACGAAGCACCTGTTAATGACATGGAAGCACCTTTAGGCTCCATGACAAGCCCAGATGTATTCAGTTATCTAAAAGTTTACGGAAGATTTATGCAGGGTGGAAGCATCTTAGCAAGTTCAACTGATGCAACTGTAGGAACACTAACAGCAGCTCAATTCAGAGTTAATAAGCAACTAGACTACACTATTACAAACGCAGCGAACACTTTGACCCTAATGGCTACATCAACATTAAAGGGAATTATCCCAAATGCTGGTAACTGTATGGATTTCAAAATTAGAAACGTATCGACTACATCTGCATCTAGTACAACTATTGCAGCAGGAACTGGTATGGATTTAGTAGAGAATGAAAACGGAGACGTAGTTATTGAAGGTGGAAACGAAGCATACTTAAGATTTTGTAGAGAAACTGATACAGACGTAACTGTTTCAGTAGACGAATATCAAGCAGCAGATTAATTGCTCTTATACTCCCTCATTCTTGGGGGAGTAAATAGATTAACTAATATAAAAACACTATGAAATTTAGTAAGCAAAATTATATAGTCGCAACCATAACGACAGCTACACCTGCTGTAATAACCTCTAATGCTCACGAACTATATGCTGATGACACAATCGAGTTTATAACAAGTGGAGCTTTACCTACAGGCTTGGTAGTAGATACTACTTATCACGTTATTTTAAGTGGTATTACAGCTAATACATGGCAAATATCAGCGACAAGAGGTGGAACTGCACTAGCTACAACAGCAGACGGTTCAGGAGTACATCAATGGATTAAAACAAATAGAGCAAGAATTGAGCCTTTTGTAGAAGATAATAGATAAACTTATGGCAATAAAACCAATTACAATAAATGCACCACGTCAAGGCGTATCACAGTCTGCTCATGTCGGCTTTTCTGATATTCGTAATATGGATATTGATTCTGAACCTGGAGTTATTAAATTAAATACTATAATGGATAAGAAGTCTGCATCCACAGTAACAGGACAGATTAACTGGTTTGTTAGAAACCCTGTAACGCCAGCAGAGGTCTATGCTCTTGATAATGGTGGCAAAGTATACAAATCACTTAATAATGGCACCACATGGGCTTTAATGACTGGATTTACATCAGGAGGACATGGGAACGGACTAGCAATCTTTAAAAACTACCTAATAGTAGCTAGAGATGCTTTTTTAGATGTTTGTGGAGACGGAAGTGCTACAGGAATAGTAAATGCTAACTGGACTAATTCATGGCAAGCGATAGATAGCGATTTACTTTGGCATCCAATGTTAATAAGCACAAATGATAATAAACTTTACGGTGGAGCTGGTAAGTATGTTTATTCACTAGATGAAAATACAGGAGAAACCTTTGACCCTGGAACTCTTGCGACTTATGATTGGTCTGAACAAGCCTTAGACTTACCAAGCCCTCAACGGATTAAATGTATAGAAGAATTAGGAAACAACTTAATGCTAGGAACTTGGCAAGGAACAACCTTAGCAACTGAAAATAGAGTAGGAAATATTTATCCTTGGGATAGAAGCTCGGTATCATTCGGACAACCAATAATATCATCAGACTTCGGAGTACACGCTATGAAGAACGTAGGAAACTTATTAGTAGTCCTTACAGGTGTTTCAGGAATAATATCAAGATGTGATGGTGCTAATCTTTATGCAATCGGA